CTACGCCTCATACATCCACCTCAACGTATCTTCCATTGTGTACTTGAACACGTTGCCAACCTGGCTTATTAGCTTTTGATTACTTCCAAATAGCTGCTTAATCTCATTTTTACGTACAAACCTGGGATTGACATTTACCTGCAAACTGTGTCCGGATATTCGAGATAACATATTAATAATGTCTGAAATTGAGCAGGCATTACCGCTACAAATATTGACCGTAGAAGATGCTTCACCACTCTCAAGTAAACGCAGGTAAGCTGAACACACATCGCGGACATCTGAAAAATCACGAGCGACGTCCAGGTTGCCAAGAGACAACTCAGGAGCCTTCTGCTTAAACGCTTCGACAATTTTTGGTACCAAAAAGTGTGAAGCCTGCCCTCTGCCGGTGTAATTGAACGGTCGGACTATTTGAATAGGCAGGTCCTTCATTCTCAGGCCAACAGCTTTTTCCATCGCTTCTTTGGATATGCCGTAATCGTTAACGGGTGCAGTTGGGCATGATTCGTCGATAGGCATGTCTAACGGATTGCCGTATACGGTAGCAGTACTAGGTATCAATATAGACTTTATGTCTGATTTTGCTTCAGTTAACGCGCTGAGTAAGTTTAAGGTACCTATTACATTACTTTGGTACATTTCAGCTATTTGTGAATGTTCGACAAAGCTCACTGCGGCTAAGTGGACGACGGCATCAAACTCAATATCATAAATTACTTTCTTGAGGGACTGCTCATCTTGCACGTCGCACACGTACGACGGACATAAATCAAAACCAGACTTCCGCACTAGTGCAATACATTGAATTCCCTGTCGCTTTGCCTGCTCAATAAAATGCCTGCCAGTAAAGCCGTTGGCACCTGTAACTAGTACCGTATTCATAAACACTTTTTGAATATATTCACAGTTGAAGTATTCCCTTACTACCAGTAGCGATATTTATGCTTTCTCAAAGCTCTTGACGCATTTACAACGCTAAACTTGGGTGCTGAATTTGATTGGCAATGACTTATTATTATCTGATGACTAATTAATCTACAGGTTACAGGAATTGTTCATAATGACAACACGTTCTGTTCATAATTGCGTCAATTTTTTGGCTGGTAAGATATGTTGGTAATGAGGCTATTTGACATGCCAAAAATCAAATGTATGGCACTATGAAAGTGGCTAAGCGACATGTCTGTAAAGTAAAAAAATCGTTCATTCAAATAGTTAACAAAATTTACGTCTGATGATTCATCAGAGGGAAACAATTAGTAATGTGCAAGCAAACTTTGAAAGTAATGTAAGAAAGTTCGTGTAAGGAGAGTTGTAGACGCATTGCCATGGTTGTAGATGATCCAATAGTCTGTCACTAAAGTGGGAAATTCTAAAATTTGGCGGGAAAATCTGGGAAGCCTTTAATTGTAAGGCATACGGAGCAGCTTGCATGTCAAATGACAGTTAGTTGCAAAACAAGACAGTTTGGCACTAACAACAAAAATGTATGATTTCCTGATCCTTCAGTTTGTCAAAGCGCCCTGGTTGTATCGCAATAAATTAAAAGGGGTTAAAGCTAGTTTAAATAAGGCCTGAGGACGTATTAAACCAGTCTAAAGTAGTTATTGAATTCACGTTAGGCGATTTCTCACTTCCAGTTTTAAGTGAGATCCTTAGATCCCACTTTTTTTGCAGAAGTGAGATCCAATTAAAGGGGGTTTGTAACTGATTTTATACGACCAAGGACTTTTACTTCTTTACTCATTTCGTCCGTAAATTCTTGAGGTGGATAATTTGGGTTGTCAGTTACCAGGATTATCGGGCCGGATATTGAAGACTGAACTCTACGCAATACAGATAATGATGCCCCTGTTTTACCACTACTACAAAATCCGTAAACTGCCCCTGGGGACAAATTGGTATCGGTAAGATCTACTTTACATCTTGCCCCCTTCTGGATGGTTGGAGCCATTGCGTCATCCTCAACAATTAATTCCGGACAACCATCAATTTCAACATCATATTTTTCTGAAACCTCCAGCGGGGATAGCCCGGAAGCCTTGATCGAATACTTAAATAGTTCTGTCGACAGTTCTTTGGCTAAACCTACCTTTAAAGTTGAGTCAATTTTTTCGAGTAGTTTTTCTTTCTCATCACCAGGAAAGTTCAATTCATTAATACCTGTAACGAGACGTTCACGAAGTAACTCTTGAAATGGAAAACTGCTTACAAAAGATAATGCATACAAATAATCGACGTCGGGCAGTCTATCCTTTTCATATGACTTAAGCGTATTTTCGTGCCACGGATATCTACTGGCCATTTCCTTCCTGCTTATAGTTTCTTCTCTTATTTCTTTTATCCAGGAGCAGAACTCTTCTTTGTTCATAAGTTAGCCAACTTTAATCTTATTAAAATCAAAAACATAAAAACAAAAAGACATTTTTATGTCTTTGTGCAGTTTACTAAAGACATTTTTATGTCCTATTATGAGCACAACTGCACAATAAAAGGACTCAAAAATGTCTCATACAGATTGGCATCCAGCTGACATTATTGCAGCAATTAGGAAGCAGGAGCTAACTCTCACAGAGCTAGCTCTACTAAATGGACTCCCTCAAAGGGCTTGTCAAACAGCCATGCGCAAGCCACACAAAAAGGCCGAGCAGGTTATTGCTGCGCAGCTCGGGCTACATCCCATGAAGATTTGGCCATCCAGATACCATTCAAACGGAAAGCGTAAACGCTTTCTGCATAGCCAAATGGTAGCAGAGAAACACAACTCATACACACAAACGTGTGCATACACGAAAACCCAAGAGACACAAAAGTGTCTCCCCAGTGTGAGAGAGAAATAATGGAATATTTCACTGCCAGGGAAATCTCAGAAGCTGTTGGCTTATCAAAACGTGCTGTCACATTGCGTGCTAATAAAGAGAACTGGGACTTCATTAAAATTGAAGGCCGTGGGGGTTTGATCCCTCATTACCTCACAGAAAAGTTGCCAGCCGACATCAAATCGTCTCTACGTGAAAAGTACGGAGAGATAGGTGATGTAGAAAAACGCGCCAACCATGCAGCCGAATTTCATCGGGATGTAGCCAAGCGTAAAAGTGAACAAGAGATTCAACTTAAACGTGATGCATTGCTGAAAGAACCCTTGAACCTTGAAGGTAACAAGCGGGCCACTACTGCGCTGTGTATTTTGAAACTGGCCCAGGCCAGCATCGACGAGAGTATAGGGAAAACAGCAAGCTGGGGCAGCTTTGTCGAATCTTACAATTCGAGAGAATTGGAGATCGAAGAATCACATTACCAGGTAAAGCCTCATTTAAGTATTCGAACGTTAATTCGTTGGGAAAAGGCTTACGCAGAAAAAGGAATTGCCGGTTTAACACCGAAATACGGTACTTCAAAAGGTAAAGGGATTATAGACAGATGCCCGGAAATGCAGCGCTTTTGCATCGCGCTTATCCACGAATTTCCGCATGTAAAAGGCGAACGACTGGCTGAATTCCTTGAGATGGAATTCAAAGGCCAATATGAACTCCCCTCCCCTCCGACTTGCCGCAAGTGGTTGAAAACGTGGAAGCAAGAAAATCACGCCACTTTCATGTCATTGGTAGACGCAAGCGGCTGGCAAAACAAATTGATGGTGGCTTTTGGAAGCAGAAGTGCCGTAGTCGAGCGCATTAACCAGTTATGGGAATTCGATAGCACCCCTGCAGATGTAATGCTAACTGATGGGCGCTATTCCATTATCGGCGTAATAGATGTGTTTACACGCCGTGTAAAAGTAGTTTTAAAACCAACGTCAAACGCCGAGGGCATCGCCCTTTTAGTCCGCAATGCAATTTTAGACTGGGGTATTCCTGAAGTAGCCAGAACTGATAACGGTGCTGACTACTTGTCTGCTCATATCCTGGCAATTTGGGATGCATTAGAAATCCATAACCACATTACTAACCCATATAGCGGTTGGGAAAAACCATTTATCGAGCGTTTTTTCAGAACGTTCAGCCATGGTATTGCCGAAATGCTATCCGGCTACATTGGCCACAATGTAAGTGATCGTGAAAAGTTAAGTGCCCGCTTAAGTTTTGCTAAGCGCTTGGTTGAGCGTCGCGAAAAAGGTGCAGACAAAGTTGCACTGGACGTGTCTATGTCTTCTGAAGACTTCGAAGCATTCATGAATAACTGGTTAGATAACCACTACGACCATACCCGGCACAGTGAATTGGGTTGCACACCTTTTGAGAAGTTCAGCCAGCACCGACAGACCATCAAACGCCTGGACAACGAACGCATACTCGACATGCTACTTGCCCCGGTACCTAGCCAAAATGGCTATAGAACAGTCGGCAAAGAAGGCATAAGCGTAGGTGGCGTGGATTACATCCATGCAGAGCTTGGCGCATACGTTGGTGACCGGGTGCATTGCCGCTACAACCCGGATGATATTGGCAAAATCTACGTATTTAACCCTGTTAAGCGTGAGTTTATATGCGAGGCATTCAACCCTGAGCTGGCTGGGAATGAAATTACTATGCAGCACGCACAGGAAGCTAAGAGGATCCAGCGTGCAAGACTACGTGAAGAACGCGATGCCATTAAGCGTGCTACCAAAGAGCATGATGTAAGTGACGTGGCAATGAAGTTCCTGGCCTATCGGGAATCACAAAACCAAGGCTTAACTTCATTCCCTAAAGCCAGCGAGCAATTCACTTCGGCAACTACGAATTCTATTGCGCAAAACACATCGAAATCTGAGGGCTATACCCCAGAGCAGAAAGACGAATTGGCCCGTCGCCGTGACGAACTCAACGCCATAGAGGCGATCCGCAATGGCAGCGGCCCAACCTACAAAAACGAGCACGAAAAAGCGCGGCACTACACCCAGTTGAAATTAGATGGCCTGTTGGGCCCAACAGAGAAAGCCTGGCTACATCAGTATCGCCGAGAAAACCGCCGTGCGGCACAGATGTTAGACAAGGTGTTTAACCAACCCCAGACGCAAACCAAAGGAAAGTAAATCATGAGAGCAACTACCGCTAAAACAAAAAACGTGATGGCTGCATTTGATGCATACCAAACAGTTGAACAGGCTGCACAGGAAGGTTCGCCAGCAATGGCGCTGTTTTCTGGTCAGGCTGGACTGGGCAAAACCACCGCAGGCGCGTACCTGTTTGTAAATGCAGATGGCATCCTGGTTCGCTGCCTAAAAAGCGACACCATGGGCACCTTACTTGAGCGTTTAGCCCAGGACTTGGGTTTAGATAAACGCCAACGAAAAGCTGACATGATCAACTTTATCGTTAAAGAGTTGGCGCTAACCGGCAAACCATTATTCATCGACGAAGCGGACTACCTGGCCGACAAAACCGAAGTACTGGAAACCATTCGAGACATTTACGACCTTGCTTGTGTGCCCATTGTATTAATTGGCTACGAGCACCTGCCAAAGAAAATCAAACGCCTGCCACAGCTATTCGGGCGCATTAGTCAACACGTTCAGTTTCAAAAGGCTGATCAAGAAGACATTGCCATTATGGCTACGGAGCTGGTGGAACACACCACGATTGAACCAGATCTGCTTAAAGACCTTTTAGACACCTCTCGTGGCAACTTCAGGCGCATTACTACCGGGCTTGCCAGTATTGAAAAATTCGCAAAATCAAATGGTTTAAAAACCATTGATGCCAGCCAATGGGCCGAGCGCGAATTCTTCCCCGTAGCGGAGCTATAAGGATGCGAGAAACCCTCAGCCAGCGTAGCTGGGAGTGGATCAAAAAGCAGCCGGACTTTCATAGTCATGAGCTAGCAAAAGAAATGGATGTCTCGTTGCACCAAGCGCAAATGGTCATAGACCACCTAAAAACCCTTGGTGCTGTGGAAACAATTAACAGTAAGGCAAAACCGGTCGTATACGCCAAAGTTGCGCGCGCTAAACCGCATCTGCCAGGCAAGAACCCGACCAGCCCTCAGCCTAACTCTATCCGTCAACGGATATGGCAAGCCATGAGGTTTCTGGAAGTGTTCACCATACCTGAAGTGATGGGGCTAGCAGAATGCAGCAAGAGCAGTGTGGAGCGCTACCTCACTGACCTGTGTCGTTATGAATATGTAGTGAAAGTTGGCTCATTCAACAAGCGAGCGCCTATGGCCAAACGCAGAGGATGGCACAACCGCTACCGTTTATTTAACAACACTGGGCACAAGTATCCAGTTGCCCGCAAGGAAGGCCTATACGACCAGAACTTAAAGCGGTTGATAGAACGACCTGAGACCGCTGAGTGAGGAATTATGGATTGGTATGAATTGCTAAATAGCAAAGTAACGGAGCTGGGCCGACGTCAGGTAGAAGTCGACACAGGCATGAGCAAAACCACGTTGTCACAGGTGCTAAACAACAAGTACCCAGGCAGCTTGGCCAACATCGAACAAAAGGTGTTGGCTGCTTACGCCAACCTATCGGTTACCTGCCCGGTACTCGGTGAAATACCAGTTAAACGGTGTTTAAACGAGCAAGGCAAACCATTTAGTCACAGTAACCCGCAGCGAGTCAGGCTCTACAGAGCCTGCCAAACCTGCCCACACCGGAGCAAGCAATGAACAAGTACAACATTGCATTTAAAGCACGCATCGACAAGGCCAGCAAAGCAATGGAGCACCTTATTAAACACGGCTGCGCCATTGTGAGTTTGGCTATTAAAGAACGGTCGACCGAAATCGAGATTTTGCCGCCGCTAAGCCCAAAGGTGAAAGGCACACTCATTTCGATAAATAACACGCACCAGGGGCGCTACCACCTAATGGCGACGCGCCTGCATGGTTGCACTGTTACCTGGCAACTCAATTCAGAACAACTAACCAAAATGGAGCTAAGCGCATGAAAAACATTAACGAGCTATATGGGTTAACCAAAGTCAATGCCCCAACTGGGTTTATGGAAGACGGCGACGGCAACCTGATCCGCAAAGACCGTATTAAACCCATTGAAATTGAACGTGATCAGCTGGCGCGGGATCTTTTCACCAACGCGGTACTGGTTCACGACGAACTGCAGGCGTTTGCGCATGCACTTCGCAATAGCGTAGCTGAGTTCGTAAAGCATGCACTTTCTGAATACGACAAAAAACTGGGCGGTACCAAAGGTAACGTAACGCTGTTCTCCTTCGACCGTCGCATAAAAATTGAACGCAGCCGCCAGGACCGTATTTGTTTTAACCAGAACCTGGTAGCAGCAAAGGCACTAATCGACGACTGCATTAAACGCTGGAGTAAAGGCAGCAACAAAAACCTTCAGGCCATTGTGCAAGGCGCTTTCAAAACAGACAAGCACGGCCGTTTTAGCGCCGCAAAAGTACTGAGCCTGCGCAAACACAATATCGACGACCCACAGTGGCAACAAGCCATGAAAGCCCTAGCAGACGCCGTTGAGGTAGACAGCAGCGCCGAATACTACCGCGTGTACTGGCGCGACGAAAAAGGCACCTATCACCAGCTGGCATTAGATATGGCCAATATCACTACTGAACTAAAACCGGAGACAGCTAATGAGCAAACAACCGAAGTTGCTTAATCGCACCATTATTGGAAGCAAACAAGACCTGATGGCAGCTATTGCTGAACTACCAGGCGACTTGGACGGACTCGAAGAAGATTACGTGATGAATGTGTATCACGACGAGAGCACAAACGAAAAATGGCTGGAAATAGAGCCAGCAAATTAAGCGCCCTGCAAAGGGCCTTAACCCAAGCCTTGAAATAACAGGGCTTGGCTTAAGGAAACCAAGGAGACCCGAAATGAAGCGACTATCACTACTTTTACTCTGCCTGAGCGCCTGTGTTTTTGCGCTGACTTCAGGCTCTCCACTTTTAGCTCTGTTCTTTGCATGGGCGGCGGCAGCAATTCTTATTCAGGCATTTCTGCAAGGTGCTAACCAGTAGCGAGGTCAATGTGAAACAGATACTTCTTCAGCGATTAAAAGACCTGGGCATTGATGCTGAAGCAATGGAGCAAGCTGTTTGTCCCAATTGCAACGCGCCACGTCCTAATTGTCATTACAACACCATTTCGGGCCGCTTTTGTGTGCATTGCGACAAATGCCTTCAAAACGGTGTTGCCGACTCATTTTCACAGGCCATGTCTCAATTTTCTGTAGTGGAGCAAAACACATGTCAGAAAGAAACAATTTAATTACCAAAATCCATGTAGCCAAAAGCCAGTTGGCTATGCCAGAGGATAGCTACCGCGCCCTACTCCACAGAATAACAGGAAAAATGAGCTGCCTAAGCATGTCAGATTCGCAGCTGGAGTCGGTGCTGGCAGAAATGAAAACCAAAGGGTTTAAAGTTAAAAAATCCAGCAAGCGCCGCATGTCGCCGCCATCTTCAGGTACCGGACTCGATAAAATACGCGCTATTTGGATCACCATGCACAAACAGGGTTTTGTGCGCGATGGCTCAGAAGCTGCTCTCGATGCCTATGTAAAACGCATGACCAGCAAGATTAACGGAATTGGCGTAGACAGCGTTGCATGGCTCAACGAGACCATGGCATTTACGGTGCTGGAATCCCTTAAACGCTGGCACCGTCGCCTCATGGCCGAAAAACTCATTGAGCAGGGTTTGACTGAGCTTTATGGCCACAGAAAAAGCTGGCACACCTCTACAGCGCCCTATGCCTATGTTGCGGCGGCATATGAGGGGCAACAGTTGTGAACGACCAAAACCAATTCAACTTTGACGACGATTTTGAGCAGCTGCTTGAACACCTGCCAGAGCTAACAAGTGATCGTGAGTTAGCCATGGCCCGCTACAAGGAGCACTTGTGGGCACTGGTGCTGCTATGCGAACGCAGACTAAAAGAAGCCGGGATAGCAGCTGATAAATCGTACCAGGTAAGCTGTGCGCTAATTGCTGAAATTGCTCACTACCAGGGCGGTGAATGCCGGTACCTGCCACGCGGCGACAAGTTAAAGCAAGAATTACGCGACATCCACATGTTTCGCTTGTGGCACAACCACAGCTGGCCTGTAGAACGAATTCATAAAGAGTACTGCCCCAACCTGAACCAAATTCAGGTTTACAAAATCTTGCGCACCAAACATCGGGAATATCGCAGCAAGATCCAACCAACGCTAATTTAGCCACAATTGAAGGAAATCTAATGAAAGGTCCTCAGCCACCTAACCCTGATATTGACATTGGATTAGCTGCACTCTGTCAGTACGCGGAATACGGCCAAACACTAACCCAGCAAGAAATCGCTGAGGTGTGCGGTTGTACCAGAAGCTTTATCTATCAACTTGAACATAAAGCTCTACGTAAATTTCGCAAACTCGCAGCCACAAGCTGCCTGCATGAATTTCTAGAAGACTAACGAGGCCAACCATGCTTGATTTTATACACCCGGATTATGACGCTGAGGGATTACCCTTGCTTGACATCGCTCATGAATCCCAAAACTTTACTTCGCAAGTGAACTGGCTAGCAGAAGACCTAGCCAGCCACCCCATTGACACATCAAAAGCTTGGCTGGGCACGCTGCTGGTAAACGGCAAAGAATGCCAGGTGCAACTTGTTGTGACATCCGCTGAAATGATTGATGAGGGTTGAACAGTGGAAAGTAAGAATAAATACCCTGTAAAACATTGCGATTACTGTGACCATGTTGGTATGGCATTTACTTTTATGACCGGTGAAACTGTCTGCAAAAAATGCCATTCAGAAATGCCGGTTGATTCTTCTGAATGTCGCTCTCTGATAGTGAAGCTCAAGAAAGAACTAGACAAGGAGCGCGTTAGAAAAGAGGCCAGCTACAAACAAGAGAAAATTCTTCAGCGTGAGGTTGACGAATTAAGAAAGCAGCGCTTTCGCTATTACAACGATGAGGAATACATCATTTTTATGGATGATGGAGAGGATTACCCAGAGTCAATGGTTTGTCCGGTTGTGATGTCTGCTGATCAATTTCGTGAGTTGTATAGTGCGAGAGAAACCATGCGTAAATTGGCTGCTGACCCTGTATTTCAAACAATCACAAAGTTAACTAATAATTTTTAACGAATAGGTAAGAATCAAAGATGCTACACATACTCACCCAAGCGAGCCTGTCAGAGGCCGACTTTAACGAGAAAATCGACTTTGTGATCGAAGGCTTTATAACCAAGCGCATGATCACAATGGTTTACGCCGATGGCGGCAACGGTAAAAGCTGGCTGGCCTTTGCGTTAGCCAAATACTGCGCGATTAGAATGACTCAGGTGTTTTATCTGGATTTTGATAATCCACTTAGCGTACTTAAAGAACGGAACGTCCACGACCTGCTCATTGCCAGTCACCAAAACCTTCACTATGTGCAGCGTAGTAAAAGCCCGCTACCCTCTTATGAATTGCTGAAAACGCTATCTGAAAACGCCACAGCGAAACAGTTCGAAAATATGTTTTTTGTGATCGACAGCCTGCGGGATTTTGCCGATGTAAACAACGAAGCCAAAATAACAGCTGTAATGAATATGCTAAAAGACATACGAGAGGCTGGTGGCACTATCCTGATCTTAGGGCATAGCAACAAAGACGGCCGAAACTACCAGGGCAGCAACGCTATAAGAAACTCGGTAGACAACATGTACCGACTAAAAAAGCGTGAATTAGGCTCGAACGATTCGGTAGGTGTAATTCTGGAGGTTAAAAAAGAACGAGCAGCCATTGTTGATAAGGCGTTCGACATTAACCCAAACAGCCTGGATCTTATTGAAGTGGACTTAATTGAAGCCCAGGCCACCGAGCAGGATATAGAGTTCGTATCGCTGATTAAAAACATACTGCTACAAGATAGCCAGTTAAACAAAACTGACTTGCTCAACAAAGCCGGTTTCGCCAAAGACGATAAATCAGCCAGAGCCAGACTAGATAAGTACGATGGAATTTACTGGCAAAGTACTAAACGCCATACCCGCATTATCTACCAGCTAATTCAGAGTTGTTAAAGTTGTAAGGGTTGTAGGTATTCTGCCAACAACCCGCCTTTTCAATAACCCGCTGCTTTACTTCATATTTATTGACAGTCCAAAAGCCTGCCATTAAGGTAGCGACACTAAAACTACAAAGCGGTAATCCGCACCCGATAGCCATGCGGCCTTCTGTGCCCTTAACAGCACAGATCCGTCCGTAATGGCCGGGTGGAGAGGCGTTAATAAAACACCCGCAAGGGGAATAGGCCCGAAGCTGCTTTGTAGGCTTTAGTTGACACCCGGCTACCAGTATAAGGCTGGCCCGTGTAATCCAATAAATTCAGAGGATAACAACAGTTTAGTTTTTAATTATCCGTCAGTTTTTAGCGAGTACAACAGTACAAAAACAAAAATAGCTGATAGCCGAATAACCCAAGGAAAATTTGCATGGAGTAACGCAAATGGAAGATATTCGAGTATTGGATGAACTGAACATACTAACCACCTGTCAAAAAGTAATTTCTGATCTATTGGGGGCCGCCCCAGACGGACATTGTTCTACACACCAACTTGCCTTGTTAATGGGCTACATAGCTTCACAACAAGAAAAGCTCATTGAGCAAATCGGGAAATAAATTAAATGCCCGTTTACTCGGGCCTTTAAACTCGAAACACCTTTCATTCGCAATCAATTTATACTTGGTAAGTGTTTAAATTTGACGTAATTGAATTTGCGATCAATCCTATGCCACTTTCAGGGAGTGAAATTAAATGTCATTACGAAATTGCAAAGAGTGTAACCACAAGGTTAGTACTAGTGCGAGTAGCTGTCCTAACTGTGGCGCCAAGCAGCCGCCAAGAACGTCCAGAGTTACTTGGTTAGTATTATTGTTAATCGGTTCTATTTTTTTAGCATCGTTTTTTACAGATGAAACACCTTTAACGAAAATCGACCGTTCAAATATTGTAAAGGCCGAAAAAACCAAAGAGTCAGAAAAAAGCGAAACAGTAAAATTACAAAAGCCCAGATGGAGGACTTTTGATTCAGTTAACGAAATGACTGGAGAACGCAGTTTTTACGCTACCTCTCCACCCACTTATTCAACTAAGCCGATGTCTTTCCCGTACACTGGCGTAGAAGCTTCCCTAACAGTAGGGTGTTCGCGAGATAGCTATTGGGCATATGTCTTTTTTACTACTGCTCCAAACTTAACTAACGATGAAACAAAAGATGGCTACAATCTGATTTCTAGCAGGGTTAAATGGGACGATGACCTTTCTACCTTGTATTTAACACAAGAATGGGGTTCTAAATTCTTACAATTTAGAAATGATGAAGCCGTAGTTGAAAAGATAAAAATAAGTGAAGAAGCATTGTTAGAGTTACACTGGCATAGTCAAGAGAACGTGTACTTCCGATTCAATCTGAATGGTTCAACAAAAGCAATAAATGAGATTTTTAGTAAATGTAATCTTTAAACAATACCCAAGCCCAGACTAATCTCAATTCCCCCGCCGCTATCACTACGATGGCGGCATGAACCAAGAAAATCCAACCTACTATTACGGCCTGAAATCAAAGATTCAGGCCATTGTGTTAGCCACCGAAGTTTGCGCGGTACTGGGCAACGGTGCGCATAACCGTGGCATAAATCTGCTGTTAGAAACTGCAGCGGCTGAGACCTGCCTGGGGCTGTACGAAGATCCTACGCCTGGTGGCGCAGGCATGGGCCTTTGCCAAATCGATTACATTGGGTTTCGCGATATTCAGCGCAGAACCCGCCCCCATATTGTTAAGTTAATCAAAAAAGAATTTGGGTACGACATTACCAACGTAATGCACGTAGACCTGATTAACGACCCCAAACTGAGCTTTATATTTTGTCGGTTGCATTATCGTCTTCGCCCGGAAGACATCCCAAATACGTTACGTGGCAGAGCTGAGTACTGGAAGCAGTTTTACAACTCCCAGGCTGGCAAGGGCACGGTAGAACATTACCTTCGCAATGCTAACACCTTCCTGTATCGCTTAACCGAAGAAGACTTGGCGGGTGCGCTATGACAATAAGCCGCCGTAACCGCGAATGGTTCGAGTCTGGAAGACTGGCCAGATTGAAAGCCGAAGCACAAAGCCAGAAAAGTGGCGAGCTTTCGATTTTGCCTGAAAGTAGTCATAACGCCACTGCACATAGTTTTTGGCGTCAAGGCTGGAACAGTGTTACCCGACAAGATCTTAACGAGTACCTGAACCAATCATCATCTACGCGTAATGCCGCTGCAAAACATCAGCTAGCCCAGTTACGCCATCAATTAGGAGCGCAACCTTAA